GGTGTGTATATCGATGCTGATGGCCTTAATGAGGTGGACTTGGGAACGGGAAATGCGTATACCCCATCGGATGCTCTGCGTTTGTTCTTCCAAACAGGTAGTGTAATTGGAAGAAGCTATACTCAGGAGGGAGAATATAATCAGGGACGTGTTCCTATTCAGCAGCTTACGTCAAGTAGTGCCTCAGGAAAAACTCAGATGTTGATTCAGAATATGAACCACTATCTTCAGATGATTCGTGATGTCACGGGTCTTAATGAAGCTAGGGATGGTTCTACGCCTGACCCCAACTCACTTGTAGGTGTTCAAAAGCTTGCGGCGCTTAATTCTAATACGGCAACCCGTCATATCCTTGATGGCAGCCTGTATATGTTTCGTACTCTAGCTGAAAGCCTAACTTATAGAATAGGAGATATCCTTGAGTATGCAGACTTTAAAGACCAATTTATAAATCAGATTGGTAAGTACAATGTTTCTGTCTTGGAGGACATGAATGATTTGTATATATATGACTTTGGAATATTTATTGATGTGACTCCTGATGAGGAGCAAAAAGCACAGCTTGAGCAGAATATTCAGATGGCTCTTTCTAAGGGAGACATTAATCTTGAGGATGCTATTGATATTCGAGAGATTAAAAATCTTAAGCTTGCCAATCAGTTCCTTAAAGTAAAGAGAGTTGCTAAGCAGGAGCGGGAAGAGCGTATGGCTATGCAGCAGCAAGCCGTTCAAGCTCAGCAGAACCTTCAGGCACAGCAAGCAGCGCAGCAAGGTGCTATGCAAAAGATGCAGATGGAACTTCAGGGCAAGATGCAGCTTAAGCAGGCTGAGATTGCATTTGAAATTGAGAAGCAAGAGGCAGAGGCTAGACTTAAGAGTCAATTGATGGCTGAAGAGTTTAGCTATCAGATGCAGCTTAAAGATATTTTAGAGTCTAAAGTGCAAAGCCGTGAAGACCAAAGGGAAACAGCTAAATCCAAAAGAATTAGTCAGCAGAATACTCAGCAGTCTCAACTTATAAATCAGAGAAAGAATAATTTACCTGCGGTTTCATTCGAATCCAATGAGGACAGCCTAGATGGCTTTGACTTAGCGGAATTCGACCCACGATAAGTAGAATAAATTAATTACTTTCGCACAAATCAAATCAAATGCAAGGAATTCAAGTAAAAGCGGTAGAGTCCATTGAGGCTCAATCAATTCAAGAGCAAGAGGCCAAGCTTCTTGAAGCTCATGAAGCAAAATTTAGTGAGCCTGAGGTAGTTGAAGAGAGTAATATTCAGAGGATAGATTTAAGGAATGTCCCTCAAGTTGCTCAAGAAGAAGTTCAGAATGAAGTTCAAGCGACTACTGAGATTGGTGAAGAGCAGTTACTTAGCGAGATTAATTCTCGTTTAGGTATAAAGATTAATTCTCTTGAAGATTTAAAGGAAGCTCGTGAGTCCAATGGCGATATGGATGAGGAGATGTCTGCCTTTTTTAAATATAAGAAAGAGACAGGCCGTGGTATTAATGACTTCATGAAGTTGAATCAGGATTACTCTAGTATGGAGCCTGAAGACCTCATTGCTGCTTACTTGCGTGAGACCGAGATGGAGGAGGGTATGGACGATGACGACCTTGAGGTTATGCTTCAAGACTATATATATGACGAAGACCTCGATGATGAGGACTTTATTAAAAAGACGCGCTTAGCGCAGAAAAAAATTATTGCGAAAGCTAAGAATCATTTTGAGGAAGCTAAGGAGAAATATCGAGTGCCTGCTGAGTCAGCGGGTAACCCATCTCTAGAGTCTTCTCAAGATTATAACGAGTATAAGCAGTATGTGGCGAAAGCTAAAGATGAAGCGGAAGAGGTATCACGTAGGCGAGATTGGTTTGTTAAGAAAACCGATGATGTATTTACAGAGGGATTCAAAGGTTTTGAGTTCCAACTAGATAACAAATCCTATGTGTTTTCTCCTTCCGATAAAACTGAGTTAAGGAAGCAGCAAGATTCTCCGTTACCGTGGATTAAGAAATTCACTGACGAGAACGGGCTGATGAATGACGCTCAGGGCTATCATCGTTCTTTAGCTGTAGCTATGAATCCCGAAAAATTTGCTCAGTTCTTTTTAGAGCAAGGCAGAGCGGAGGCTGTTGAGGACTTAATGAAGAAGACTAAGAATGTCAATATGTCTGACCGTTCAGTTCCTCAGGTGTCTTCTAAAAAAGACGGGATTCAGGTAAGGTCCGTCTCGCAATCAAGCGGGAGGGGTTTAAAAATTCGTAGTCCACGTAGGACTTAACTTTAAAATTTAGAAAAAATGGCCGGACAAGTAGCAGCAACGCCCACATTCGCACTACAACCTAGTGCTGAACAGGTGGCGTTACAAACAAATTATATTACCGACTTCAACTTCTTGAATCAGTATCTCCCTGATACTTATGAAAAGGAATTCGAGCGGTATGGCAACCGAACTATCGCATCTTTCTTGCGTATGGTAGGTGCCGAGATGCCTTCTAACTCTGACCTCATTAAGTGGGCAGAGCAGGGTCGTCTCCACGTTAAGTACATTGACTGTACAACTGCGGTTGTAGGTGCAGGAGCAACTACAGCTACGTTTACCGTTAACGATGTATTGATTCCCGGTTCAGGCGCTATCGCTATTCGGGTTGGTCAGACTGTTGTTATCGCAGGTACTACTGTAGTTGGTGAATACAAAGCTGTTGTAACTGCAGTTAACACTGCTGCAGGTACTTTTGCCGCTGCATTCTATGACGCAGCAGGTTTCGTAAACGCAGCCGCAGCAAATAAGTACACTGTATTTATCTATGGTTCTGAGTTCGCTAAAGGAACTGCCGGGATGGATGGTTCTTTAGAGTCTGATGACGTATTCTTCGAGAATAAGCCAATCATCCTCAAGGACAAGTATGCGGTATCAGGTTCTGATATGGCTCAAATCGGATGGGTTGAAGTAACGACTGAGAATGGTGCAACAGGATACCTGTGGTACTTGAAGTCTGAGCATGAGACTCGCCTTCGTTTTGATGACCACTTGGAGACAGCGATGCTTGAAGCTGTTCCTGCTGAAGTAGGTTCAGGAGCTTTGGCTGCCTTGAGTAGTAACGCTGCTGCAGGTGCGGGAGGCAATACTGCTGCAGGTTCTGAAGGTGTATTCTATGTAGTGAACAACCGTGGTAACGTTTACAACGGAGGTAACCCTGCTGCTTTGGCAGAGTGGGACACCATCATTAGCCGATTGGATAAGCAGGGAGCGATTGAAGAGAACGTAGTTTTCGTCAACCGTGACTTCGGATTCGATATCGACGATATGTTGGCTGCACAGAACTCTTACGGAGCAGGTGGTACGTCGTATGGTCTTTTTGACAACGATAAGGACATGGCCTTGAATCTTGGTTTCACCGGATTCCGTCGTGGCTATGACTTCTATAAGTCAGATTGGAAATACTTGAACGACCCAACAATGCGTGGTGGTCTTGCGGGTGGCGCAGGCTCAGGACGTATCAACGGTTTGTTGGTACCTGCAGGCTCTACATCTGTATATGACCAAATTCTTGGTAAGAACGCTAAGCGACCTTTCCTTCACGTCCGGTACCGCGCTTCAGAAACTGAAGACCGTCGTTACAAGACTTGGATTACAGGTTCTGCAGGCGGAGCGTCTAACTCATCTTTGGATGCGATGGAGGTTCACTTCTTGTCTGAGCGAGCGGTTTGCACTTTAGGTGCTAACAACTTCTTCCTCTTCACAGAGTAAGATATCATATGGTAAGGAGGGGAGGGATTAAACCCTCCCCTCTCTTATCTTTTTTAATCTAATCAAATCCATTCTTATGCAAAAGAAACTCAATCCTATCGATAGGTTTTATCGACTCATGACAAAGGCTACTCCATTGTCATTTTTTATTCCCGCAGCGGGAAGTCGCCGTATCCCACTCCTATATTGGGATGACGACACCGGAACTAATCGTGTAATGCGATACTCTCCTAATCAGAAATCAATTTTTGAAGACGAGCAGGACGCAAACGTACTTCGAGAGCCTATCATTTTTATTGATGGCCTTCTTCACGTACCAAGAACTAACCCATTGCTTCAAGAATTCCTTGCGCTTCATCCTTTAAACGGAAAGAAGTTCGAAGAGATTAATGAAGAGAAGGAAGCAGCTGATGAAATTGCTACTTTAAACGCAGAGGTAGATGCGTTAATCGCATGCCGTGAGTTAGATATTGAGCAGGTGGAAAACATTGTTCGCGTAGCTTTTGGTATTGACCCTAGCAATCAAACTAGCGCTGAGCTACGTAGAGACCTCTTGATTTTTGCCAAGAACAATCCGGGTGATTTCTTGCAGGTTCTTAACGACCCTAACCTTTCGTTGCAATCCAATGTTAAAGGGTTCTTCTCTAATGGTCTATTGTCTTTCCGACGAGACAAGACCGAGATTTGGTTTAGTACTCCAAGCAATAAAAAGAAGATGATTACCATTCCATTTGGAAACGACCCATACCATGCGTGTGAGCAGTACTTCCTTACTGATGAAGGGCTAGAATCTTTACAAACTTTAGAATCGTATCTTTCCAAAAAATAATTTACCATGCGTATATATAAATATTATTATTTCTTGCTTTTTGTGACCTTAGTCTCTTGTCAAGAGTCTAGTCCTGAAGTAATTGATTTGGGTTCTGACCCTGTTACTGTAACTTTGAAGGTTACCAACTCTACGGGTGCGGACATGAGGTGCCACAAAACATTTGGTGTAGACAAGCCTAATGTGTGGGTAGACATTGCTGCGGGTCAATCAGCAGATTTGACTTCTAATACTCACTCTTCATCAGGAACTATTTTTACTTGCTATCCTGACCCTTCGGCTGTTATTGGAAAGCCCGACCCTGCTACGGGTAATTTCCAAATGTCATATGGCTATTGGAATAATGCGATGCATGTAACTTGTGATAATGATTGCAACAAAGGATACCCTACGGATAAGGTTCATTATACCGGAAACAATTGGCAGTACATCTTAAAGTGGGCTAACCCACAGGATGTCGTTAACAACTCAGTTGACTTTACTATTTCTCCATTGTAAGCATTGAAACTTTATATTGCAAGAGAAGAAGGGAGCCAATAGGCTCCCTTTCTTTTTTATCTATCTTTGAAAAAAGGCTCCCCCATGATTAATTCGGTAAGAAATACAGTTCTTGGTATCCTAAACAAGAACAATTACGGATATATCTCTCCTCAAGATTTTAATCTGTATGCCAAGCAAGCGCAGTTAGAGTTGTTCGATGAATATTTCTCTGATTACAATACTGCTATTAACAACGAAAACATCAGGAAGTCAGGCACGGAGTATGCCAATATGACTAAGCAGATGATTGAGGTAATGGATTACTTCTCTGTAACGAGAAACCTACCGCACAATGTAGACAATCAGTTTTACTTACCATCTACACAGCAAGGGGTAAACTCTACAGGAGATGACTTTTATCTTTTAAATAAAGTGCTGTGCTATGACACCTCAACTACACCGCGAACTTTTACGGGAGAGGCAGAGGCTATAACTCATAGTAAGATTACTCTTTTAAACAATTCATTGTTAACAGCGCCTGACTCTACATACCCTGCTTATACCTTGGCGGGGGCATTATTAACTGTATACCCCGCTACGTTTAATATCCTTACTGCAGTTGAGGCTCAGTATATCCGATACCCGTTTGCTCCTAAGTGGACCTTCACTAACGTGACGGGCGGAGAACCTGTATTTGATTCTAGTCAGGCAGACTATCAAGATTTTGAGTTGTCAATTGATGATGAGTATATTTTAGTAAATAAGATTCTTCAGATGGCGGGCATGGAAATTCGAGAGGCTACTGTGGTTTCGTATGCTACCACTAAGGAGACATTAGACCAACAACAATAATCATTATGGCATATATTACTGACTATCAATACTATGAGAACGGAGGCGTAGACCCTGAGAATGCAAATTGGGGTTCGTATCAGTATGTAAGCTTAGCTGATATCGTTACCAACTTCCTTCTTATGTATAGCGGGAATCACTCACTCGTAAATAACGAGGAGCGGTACAAAATTATGTTCCATGCTAAGCGTGGTATTCAGGAGCTAAACTATGATGCTCTTAAGGAAATAAAAATCCTTGAGCTTTCTGTATGTCAGACCCTTCGCTATGTCTTACCTCCTGACTATGTCAATTGGGTTCGCATGTCTTTGTATCAGAATGGAGTCCTTCGCCCTTTGACCGAGAACATCCAAACGAATTGGAGTAACGCTTACCTTCAAGATAATGATTGCAATATTCTTTTTGATATTAATGGAAACATTGCTCGTCCTGAGTTCTCGGACATTGATTATGATAGGATTACAAATCAAAAGAAAAGCATTTACCTCAATCAAAACAATCCTCAGTTCGATGGTATGGAGGGGTACAATGTAGATGGAGGGTGGTGGTTTGATTATCAGATTGGTGCTCGGTTTGGTCTTAACACCGAGACGGCTAATGCCAATCCCACTTTTAGCATCAACAAGAA